GCTGGTTAAAATCTTGTGGATCTTACAAAGTGGTAATTGAGAGTACATGTGAATGTCACAGGTGCTCCTGTTCCTGCTGCAGTGTAGGTCACTTCTCCAATTTCTTGAGGATAAGCGCCAACAAGCGTAAACTGTGCGACACGTTCTAGCTGTGTATCTAATTGTACCAAGTCAACAATCGATGTCTCCTTGGGCATATAGTAGTTACCAGTGCTTGTAGCATCATCAAAGGTGTCCTTACTCCATGTCAACAGAAGATTACGAAGACTGTCTTCGCGATCACTATAGAATGTGAGCGGATATGTCCCTGAGTAGGAAGCTGCACCAGGAACTTTGAAGTTCAATCCCATGAATGACACATCGTGATTAGTTACAGTACGACCTGGTATACTACCACCTTGGGCATATACTAAGTCATCCTCAGTTATCGCGAATGCTCCATCTCCACTTTGAATGTTAAGTACTCTAAATTGGAAGTCACGACTGAAATCTCTTTCCTGTGCGACTCTATAGAAATCTGATATTGTTTGTCTTACGTCTGGCATAGCTTTAAATACTTATGGTTAGGACACTAATTCACTGAAGTCTTGACCAGTTCTAGTAGCATAAAAGTTGACTAGAATGAATTCTGCAGCGCGTGTTGGTTTGATATAGATGTCGATAACAAGTTCATTGCGGTCGATTACATCTGGTGAATTGTTTCGTTCGTCACAAACGAGCAAGTAGTCGTACATACCTTGTGTGTTCTTTACTTCCTCGAATATTGGACGGATAACGTTCAACACTTGTGTCCGTGTGAATAATGTGTTCGGCTCGAATACGAAGTACTTGACTGTATTCATTGTAGCTTTTTGTAAGTACAAGAACAGCCTTCTGACGTTGATACGATCAAAAGCACTTGGTTTCGCTTGCATGGTCTTCTGACCGAAAATCGCGAATCCTTCATTAGGAAAGTTAGCAACTGGATTCAATCCAATTTTGTATAACTGATCTCTTTCCTTCTGTTTTGGATAAAACGCAAGGTCTTGAATACCACTCACTAACCCTCTGGTGAAACCTGCAGGTGCGATCCATGGATAGAAGTTACTATCTGTATTACCCATTGCAGCTGCTGCAAATCCACTCATCGGTACCCAAACGCCACGGTTAAGTGCTTTGTCGTTTGTGAATCCCCAGTTAGCGTAAGTACAGCAATAACTACTGTTCTTAGTACCACCTGTCATCATGTGACGTAACGGCCAGTAGATGTGTTGTGAGAAGTTTACTCCGGCTTCACGCTGTTGACTTGTTAGAGTCTTGCTGTTTCTGCCTTGTACAAAAATGTATCTCAATGGATCGGCAATAAAGATATTGTCTTTTCTTGCGAATTGACTGAAACTCTTGAATGTATCGAAGATTGTATCGTATTGTGTCAAGTAATTGATTTCACTTCTGTTATCAATTAACTTGGTTGTGTATAGTCCACTTCCACTTAAACCGGTGCTACTAACTACATGGTCTCCAATATTGAAGAATTCTTCATCATCAAAGCTCTCAACTGTACCACCATCTGTACCGACATATACTGTACCTAGGCCACTTTCGATTGTAATATCAATCGGGAATAGATCAAAATTGTCTGCCAATTCGAAGATACGATCTAGTTTAGATGGAATGTTACCAGTTTCTTTAGCTGCAGCTGCTTGCTTGCGATAAACACCATGAGGATACACGTTATTACCGTGCTTGATTTGAGCTTTTCTAGAAGCTTGTAAATCTTGCCAAGATTTGATGTATAGTCGGTCTTCTTTCTCTTCATTTCCGTTGAGAAACGCTTGAGCAACTTTGAAATCGTTGACTTCTTGTGTTGTTGCTTCTTGTTGGCCAATGTTCAGCTCATCATAATAACTTACTGATTTAGAAGGAAAAACTCTGATCTTACGTGTTGGGTAACCATTTTCGTCTAACCAATTTCCAGCATCTTTAGAGATACCTTCATTGAATTTCATGTAAAGATTGTTACTGTTGGTTGCTTCACTTTCGATAAAGTAACTAGTGGCTGTACCACCTGTAGATTTGAATGCTTCTCGGAAGTAATTGACA